GAATTAACAATAGACCACCAAATCCCTACAATGTCATAGATGGCAAGGAGCTTGAAAAGGCAACGGACAGGATTGGTCACTAATTTTTCATTAGCTTTTACGAGGAAACTATGGATAGCAAATCATTTTTGAAAGAGATTCGTTCGATAATCCGTGAGGAAATCGAATATGCTCTATCGAAACAGTCAAAAACGGAAAGTAAAAAGGCTAACCTCGAAACACTAAAGCATGGGTTACAACTCTATAAAGAGCAAGTAACTACGAAAACGAACACAACAAAACCAAAGAAATCATCTCCACCACAGGCACAACGTGGTCTGAGTATCCAAAGTATTCTTGATGAGACAAGACGTTCATTACAAGAAAACTACGTCGATGATGAGGAGTATCCTGAAATGAGGTTCAACTCTTCTATGGTTGCAGGAACGAATTTTTCAGGTGCAATCCCAAGTGGTGTTTCTGCGGAAGATCTAACACCTGAAGTTTCAAAGGCACTTACACGTGATTATTCTGCCCTTATGGCAAAAATAAACGAAAAGAAAAACGGGGGATAATAATTGACAAACCGTAGAAAACTTCTTGTAGATGCAACTGAGTTTGTTGGTGATAGAAATACAGTTGCAAACAGAATTACGAGACCTATCGGTGTTGGACTTCCGTTCAATGATCCGAACGGTGTGTTTCGACCAACCTACATCAACAAGGATCAGGTTATGAGTAATCTGAAGAACCTTTTGTTGACTGCAAAGGGAGAACGATACTTTCAACCCGACTTTGGAACCGAACTTAGACGTATTCTTTTTGAAAACATTTCCGATGAAGAAGACTTCAAGGAAAGAATTCGAAATGATATTCAGGGTGCAATCGGATATTGGTTACCCTATTTGGTAGTACAAGAGATAAGTGTAGATTTGAATGTCAGTGATGATGGTAGGGTAGCCGATCCAGACCATGCAATTGGTATTCGCTTACGAGTGAGTATCGAAAATACGAACATATATTTGCCAATCAGGATATTTATCTCAGAGACGGCTACAATTCGCATAATAGAAGAGGCACGAAACTAACACATGGCAGATTTAGTAAAAAAGGATATTAGGTATCTCGCTAGAGACTTCGGGACACTTAGACAAAATCTGATTGATTTTGCAAGAAACTATTTTCCCAACACATATCAGGACTTCAATGAAGCTTCACCGGGTATGATGTTTATGGAAATGGCTGCATACGTTGGTGATGTCTTGTCATACTACACTGATGTCTCACTGCAAGAATCTATGATTCTAAATGCAACAGAGACACAGAATATTCTCAATCTTGCACAGTCGTTTGGTTATAAACCAAAAACATCCATAGCATCAAATGTTGTACTTGATGTATTTCAGTTGGTTCCTGCTATTGGTAGTGGTGCTAACAATGGTCCAGATTGGAGTTATGCTTTTGCCGTTGAACCTGGTATGATTGTTGCACACAACGCAGACCAAACTATTCAATTTAGAACAATTGAATATCTCGACTTCAAGTTCAGTAGTTCATTTGATCCAACAGAAGTAACTGTTTTTGAAATAGACACAATTCTGAATGAACCAACATATTATCTGTTGAAGAAGTCTGTAAAGGCAGTCTCAGGTGTTTTGAAATATCAAGAGTTTGAATTCACAACACCAAGACCTTATGATAAGATTGATTTGGAAGACGGTTCTATTATTGAAGTTCTACACGCGATAGATTCAGATGGAAATAAGTGGTACAATGTTCCTTTCCTTGCTCAGGATACAATATTTGAACCTGTACCAAACATACCAAGAAATGATACAACGCTTTCTACTCATAGAAATGAGACACCGTATCTTTTGAAATTACGAAAGGTGTCACGTCGATTTTCCACGAGACTATTTCGACGTAGTAGTACTGGTACTGATTTGTATGAACTACAATTTGGTGCAGGAGTATCGGGATTTGATGACGAAGTTCTCATCCCGAATCCAGACCTCATAGGTTCTTCTTTGACCGGTGTTGATTCTTCGGTGTCACTTGATATAGATCCTTCGAATTTTCTTTACACAAAGACATATGGTCTTGCACCGAACAATACAACACTCCGTGTATACTATACTACCGGTGGTGGAGTACGTGATAACGTACAGACAGATGCCCTTACACAGGTGTTGTCTCGTAACATCTTATTGGATGAGACATCTCTAAATACCGGAATATATGAACAAGTGATTGCCAGTTTAGCGGTGACAAATCCTGAACCAGCTACGGGTGGTAAGGATGGGGAAACCGTGGACGAAATTCGTCAGAATACTCTTGCTTCATTCGCGGCACAGAATCGTGCTGTAACTAAAGAGGATTATATCATTCGTGCATACAGTCTTCCACAAAAGTATGGTTCTATTGCAAAGGCATATATTACGAAGGATACACAACTTACTGAAGAGTCAATATTCAACAGTGAACGTGTTGCAAATGATTTGGCTTTGAACTTCTACGTTCTTGGTTATGACGCTGATAATAAACTTACACGTTTGAATACTGCAACAAAAGAAAATCTAAAGACATACATAAACCATCATCGTATGTTGACCGACGCAATCAACATCAAAGATGCCTACATAATCAACATAGGTATCGAGTTTGATATTATTACTTTACCTGATCAAAACGGTAATCAAGTGATACTTCGTTGTATTGATAGACTAAAGGATTACTTTGATGTAAAGAAATGGCAAATCAATCAACCAATTATCATCAGTAATGTATACACTGAGTTGGATAAAGTTGAGGGAGTTCAAACAGTTACAAACGTCAAGTTTGTAAACTACTATGAAGTTGGTTTGGGATATTCTCCAAATCCATATGACCTTACAAAGGCAACTAAAGATGGAATCATCTTCCCATCATTAGATCCATCAATCTTCGAAATCAAATTTCCAGATAATGACATCATTGGTAGAGTGAGGGCGTTCGGATGATATACACGATTTATCCAAAGTATGATGCAACACTTTATGAGAGGACACCTGAACAGAATACTGGTTTAGATCAAGTTCTCGAATTATCACATCAACTAATAGGCTCTACGTCAAAATACAATAGTCGTATCGTGTTGAAATTTGATGTTCGTGAGATAGAACAAAATGTAAATGCAGGTAAAATCTCATCAAATGCAAAATATTACTTACAACTACGGTCTGCTGATGCACGAGAGATACCACAGGAGTACACGGTATATGCATATCCAGTTAGTAGTTCGTGGGTCAATGGTACTGGTAAATATTTCAATACACCAACAACAACTGACGGTGTATCTTGGAAGTATCGTTCATCAAAATCAGTTGGAACTGAGTGGGGTGTAACTTCCGTAACTGGTGGATTGGATTATGAGTGGGATGAGATTGACCAGGCATGGGAAATCACCGATGGAATATGGTCGGGAACACTGATAACTGCAACGAGTTCTTACTTTTCTTCAGTTGGTGGTGGTGCATGGTGGACTTGGGATGGTGCAGAATGTTCTCAATCATTTTCATATGAGACTGCTGACTTATACATGGATGTTACTCCAATTGTAAAGAAGTGGATAACCGGTTCGGGTAGAATTGATAATGATGGTTTCATTGTAAAGTTCTCGGGTGATATTGAGTCATCTAACGAAACACTTGTTAGTCTGAAGTTCTTTTCACTTGATAGTAATACAATCTATGTCCCAAAACTTCATGTAGTTTGGGACGACTCAACATTTAGTACAGGTAGTCTTACACAGATTGGATTAGATGATTTGGTTGTAAATGTGAAGTTGAAAAAGTCATATGCAGAATCCGAAAAAGCAAAAATACGTGTTTATGCAAACCGTAGATACCCACAAAAAACTTACACGACTTCTTCTTACTATGTGGAAAAATACTTCCTACCAACATCGTCATTCTACGAGATACGGGACGCTCATACTGATGAAATCATACTTCCATTCAATACGAGTGGTTCAAAGTTGAGTTGTGATGCTGACGGTAATTACTTTACACTTTGGATGAATTCTTTCCAACCAGAAAGGTTTTATCGTGTAGTCATAAAAACTGAAACTGATGGCGGAAATACATCACAAGTTTTTGATAATCAGTATTACTTCAAGGTTTCAAGATGATTAGGATAGAGGACTTTCTCTTCGTAGAAAACATAGAACCATCACAAGCTGAGGCACTGATTGCCAAATATCCAAACTTGTCATTCAACAGAACTGACGAGTTTTATTCCTTTTTCGAAACAAAGGGTGATAAGCTTCAAAGGGCAAAACCAAAACCAGCGATTGTAAACGGTAATGAGTTCCCATCTGACCCTGCAAATGACAGTCAGATTTTGTTGGAACGTTTGAAGAATTTCAAATCATCTACCGACTATGACTATGTAAGAAAGTACATTATCAAACAGAAGGTTATACAAGAGTCTATCGCTTCTAACAATTTGAACTTGGCAAAAACCACTCTTGGTGAGATAACGGAAGAAGAACTTGACCCGTTCTTCAACTTTGTGGTTCGTAAGATATTGACAGGTAGTGAATCCGGTCTTTTACCATCTGAGAATCTAAAGAATCTCTTTGATGACCTTACAAAGAAAACAAAGCAAACGAGTGAGATAAATTTAGATGACCAAGTTGTCAGGGACGAATTGGGTCGTATCATTTCTTACAAAAACTACCTAAAAAACCGAGGTGCTGTCAATGTACCCATGATAGATTTTAGATTTGTTTTAGACAGTGTGGGATACGTAATGCCACGTGAATTTACGAGTATACCCGAGGCGGTAAATGCTGAAAAGTTTGTTGTTCAGCGTGCAGAGGAATGGGCATCCGACGTAACGATCGGTGCAGACGAGGCGGTACTCATTGAAAAACTGAAAGAGTTGATAAATGAAGATCAACGTAGTGTTCCTGCATTAGAACTCAAGGTACAGAGTCTGAATAATCAAGTTGAGTCACTTCAACAACGTGAACAATCACTACGAGATACAAACGATAATCTTGTTGAGGCAATTGATCAATTGTCAAATGAATATCTAACAAAGGCGACCGAGGCAGAACTGAAGGATCAAGAAATAACAATCCTCAGTGAAGCTATAGATTCTACCCTTACAAATCTGGAAGCAAATGTCACTTCACAGTTGGAAGAAACTAAAATGGCATTTGATAATCTATCTACAAAACTCGAAGAACAATCAAAACGTGCTCAAGAACAGGCAGAAAAACAATCACAAGCACAACTCGATGCCTTCCGTGAGGCAATAGACAAGGTAGTTGCCTCAAATACGGCAACAACTCAGAGTGGAACGAGTGGAACATCTGGTGGTAATACAACATCTGGTGGTTCTTCAACAAGTGGGGGCTCGGGCGGAAGTAATACGGGTGGAACAACAGGTAATTCATCAAAAGATGGAATTCCGCCGATAAAGGAAAAACGTCTTCGTCAGCAAATAACGGATGCGATAAACAGTCCAAGAATATCATTAGAAACATTAGAACAAATTGCTTTGGACTTGGATATTCGAGTAACTCTACCAGATTTTGTCTTACCAAAAACTAGCACATCTCAACGTGACCGTGACCTAATTGCTCAGTATAATACACTTGTGCGTGATGCAAAATCTGCAATAAAGGCCGCTGTAGATAAAATATCACCAACAGATGATGCGGTACTTATTACAGTTTGGACTGATTTGAAAGAAGCTGGTCTGATTGTGGAATCTGACGGAACAACATCTGGTTCAACTTCTACAAGTGGAACGAGTGGAACAGGAGGTTCATCTACCGGAGGTACTGGTGGACGAGGCGGCGGCGGTGGTGGAACTGGAAGAAACGTACTATAAGAATATGGATTGATGATGTCAAACTTCAACTACAAAAATAACGATGAACTCGTAAATTCAAGTACGCCTGGATTTGGTATTACATTACCCGATCAACAGTATAATCTCATTCAAAAGAAACCTGTTGTACCTGGTATTTACTTGACTGATAGCTTGGAATTTCACGCGTTTCTGATTGATTTAGCTTTGGTTGGTTCGTCTTATGACATCAACACATTTGACTTTATTTCTCCCGTAGATGGTACATCTGTAAAGAATATCAAACTGAATGTACACAAAGATCTCGATAACTTACGTTTACCATCAAATTACTATAAAGTCGTTTACAATTTTCATAGGAACTACATAGGTTCTAAGAAATCCGAAGGGAAGTTATTCATTTCCGAAATATCGGATGATAGGCTTGAGATAAAACTCTCCCTCACAACGCCGGAATCTACAGAACTACGTGGTCAACTTGCAAAGTTTCTGGTTGAGAACTTCAAACCGAGAGAGTTTTTTCCACCAATTATTCTCAATTTTGGTGAGAACAAAATCGTTGACATTCTAAATGTTACGTCAACAGGTGACCCAACATTCTTCTACGCGAAGCTAACAGAACCACTTCCACGTGAATATGATAAGTATTTCAATTGTTGGTTAGCGGTTCGTCTAATGAGACCGTATGTTGATACGGTATTCCTAACTGCAGAACAAGAAGTATTTCAACCAACACCACTTTCCGGTCCGAACTTTGAAGTTGATTATGATTATTGGGTTACATCGGAAACAAATTATAAATCTTGGAATTCGATTCTATCCGAAAACATACAGACATCAGAACAGATTTTACAGAGATATGTCTCATCATCGTCATTTCCTGTAGAGTTGAACGTTGATTATCGTGAATTCAAGAACTTCATATACTACTCTAATTCCCGTGACCGAGTTGACAACTTCATGGTAAAGATGGAGTTGATTGACAGTTACAACAGTGGACTTGCATCACTGAATACATACACAGGTTCATTCACTACGAATAATAAGGTAAAGCTATCCATGTTACGGGATAAGCTCGTTTCTGGATTTGACGGGTTTGAGAGGTATCTCTATTATTCATCCACGGGAAGTATAAACTACACGAATCAAATTAGTTCGTCTATTCAACCGTATCCTAAGTATGTCTTGGATGTCTCTGCTAGTACATTCGATTTGGTTACAAAAGAAGGTAAGTTCAACTTCTACAATGTAACATCTTCGATTGTACAAGACTGGTTGGACAACCTCTTTGAACTTGCTGATGAATATGATGCAAAAAATTACGCAGCTCTCGTAAAGGCATTGCCAGATCACATTCGTGAAGATGAAGAAAATGAGGCAGCTGTTCACTTTGTCAATATGTTAGGACAGCACTTTGACATCATGTATTTGTACACCGACCACATTCTAAAGAAGAATCTTCGTGTAGAACACCCTAAAGACGGTATGTCACAGGACTTGGTTTATGAAGTTACAAAGAATATGGGATGGACACTTACTCACGGAACTTCTGCAAAAGATCTTTGGGAATATGGGCTTGGTATTAGTGGTAGTGGTGATCCAACTTGGACAGGAAAAACAATTGTTCGAACAGACTTAGTAAAAACATATGAAGAAAGAACGAAGGAAGTTTGGAGACGTATTCTGAATAACCTTCCGTACATTTACAAGTCAAAAGGAACCGCTCGTGGAATACGAGCACTTTTAGCTGCATATGGAATACCACAAACTCTGTTATCTATTCGTGAGTTTGGTGGACCTGATAACGCGGATTTGGGTATCATTCCTCGTGCTGAGTATGAAAAGCATACTTACTACTTCAACTTTTTAGGTAGTTTACCACTACCAACAACAAACAGATATATCTATGTCCCTTGGGAAAAGGTTTCTAATTCCGAAAACATATGGCAATATCCTGATACGTTAACATTCCGATGGAGAATGGAACCAGAATCTTCCTACGACTATTTTGGAAACGAAAGACAAACTCTGTTACAAAAACAATCAGGTAGTCGTGTTGATTGGTTTGTTACAATGGACAAGGCGGCGAGTACTGATACCGGTAAGGGAACACTAACATTCTGGTTGGGGAACGGTACAAGTTATACATCCGCTTCTATTTACGATGATTACTTCTATGACGACGTTCCGTTGAATTTGATGATA